CGCGACGACGACCAGTAGTATCAGTGAACTCTACACCTTGAAATGAACCAGAGAAGGCTTCAGTAGAGGCTACAGGTTGAATGACGCCATTGTTAGCGAGGTACGAAACTGGCTGACCTTTAAGAATATTGGTCGCATAGCCAGATGGGATACCATTTGCAAGAGCCTGTGCACGTTCTAAACCCGTAGGGAAGAAGGCAGGGCGCAAACCAAATGGAGCGGAAATAGCTGACATAGATTGCTCCTTAAAAACGATTAATGAAATTTTGGTTTTTAGCTTTTAACAAAGCCGACTAGGCAAAATCACATTAGCGCGATTTTAAGTTACATCTAATACTAATTTAGTCTAAGCTGCTTGAAGCAACTTGAATTTGAAAGAATTATAGCTCAATTTTGGGATACTTAAAATTTTATTTTTAAGTACCCCAAATTTACGACTTATTCAAACATTGGAGCTTGACGTGTAAGGTCAAAATTCATACCGTCGCCTTCAACTTCTCCAAGGCGCTTACCATTGGAGTCTTTAGCGTTGAGGAGCTGTTCTTGTTGAACTTTGATCTTGGTTTGTTCATCCATTGGAGCATCATGATGCATTTCACGCATGATGTCTTGATAGACGTCAAGTGGGATTTTATAAAGAAGCATTTCATTTACAGCAATGAAACCTTCATGCTCACCTGATTTAACCTTCAAATGTTCATATCCAGGAATATCCTCAGGAGTCACTGGCGTATAACCCATTCTCAAACGCTTATGAATTGGATCGTATTGGTTTGTAGTTGACAACCAGCATGCATGAAATCCAGGAATTTCAGGCACAGTAGGCAAAGCCTCTTGAAACCATTCAGAGCGGAACATACGACGACGTTCTTCTGCAGATACCATAGTATCAGTTGGATTTGCACGAGTGTCATCTGTACCGCGACTCTCACGACCTGCTTTTGTGTTTTTCTTAAATCTATCATCCATGATTAACCCCTATTCTTTTGTTGACGATCATATTCAGCAAAGCGTTTGATCATTTTCATTTTGGCTTCTGGATTATCCCAGACTCCAGCTTCTTTCATTGCGGCAACGCGCTCAGGACTAATGCGGAATTCATTTGCCTTTGTAGTTGCGGTTGATTCCCTACCTGAACTTGTCATAACTGACCTTGGACGTTGAGTTTGTTTTGCAGAACCCTGCTTAGGTAAATAACGAGCCATGCGGTCACTTAATTCATCCCAATAATCTTCTGAGGCTGGATTGAATCCTTCATCAGTTAGCTTTTTGTCAATAAGTTGAGCGATTTGTGACTCTTCATTGTTACCATGTGGGTCATACCAAGTGTTATCTTCCATCCAATCAGCTGCCATTTTTTGAACCATTGGGTCTGGTACTTGAATGTTCTGAGTTTGTGGTTGAGTCATTTGGCGAGTAGCATTATGCTTAACATTTTGCAGTGATTCTAACTTGCGACGTGCCTCATACAGCATTTCTTCTGCTCGAGCCACACCGTCACCGTCAGAACTACCTACTGCATTACGCATTTGCATCTTTGCGTACTCAACTTCCACACCTGCATCCTCAATTGCTTTATCAACTCGCGCTAATTCAGCACCTGAAGTCTTCTTTTCAACAGCGGCAAGGCGGTTGTTTAGAGCTTCATTCTGCTTTTTAAGCATATTAATGAGCGAGGTAGACTCTTTTGTCTTTTCTTTGTGTAATTGCTTTTTGAGTCGACGTTCTTCTCGTCTAGCTTCACGAATTTTCTCACGTTCTTCAGATTCAGCTGAATCATCTTGATTTGAGTCATCATTTTCATCAGAAGATGCTTCAATTTGAGGGTTTTCTTCCCCTTCAGGTAACAGAACCGCAGCTCCGCCATCTTGCAACTCTTCTACAGCGAGTTGTTGTTCCATTTTATCTGTTGGATTCATAGTAATTTCCCTTTAAATAAAGGCTTTGATAGCGCGGGGGTCACCCGTTATCTTGCCGATTAATTCATGATCATTGAAAAAAGTGAACAGGGCTTTACCTTTGAGACCTTTTTCATCTTCGAAGTCTACTTCCCAACGGTCTCCACCCCATTTAATAACGCGGACGTAGTCACCTACTTCGCACCATGCGCCTTCTGGCCACGGTTCGTTTGAGTCGCGCTTTTTAAATGCGATTGGACCCACGGCTAGAACTTTGCCGACTTGGGTGTTCCACTTTTCTGTTTCTTTAGTTTCTTCAGGTAAAAGAATACCAGCACTTGATATCTTCTCTTTGACTGCACGCAATTGAACTAATATACGTGCCCCTAGAGGTTTGATCATGGGATCAACATTAGGGAATGCTTCATTCAGCGTTTGCTCTACATCAAAAGTCATGCGACTCTCCTATTAAAAGCACCATTCGGCGCGGGTTTTACTACAAATCTTTTTCTGAATCTTCTAGGAGTTGATCAATCATAATCAAGACTTCTCCAAGTCCCATATTCTGACCAACTAACCTATGATAGCTTTCTATGTTTATTGCACCACCATCAGCTAAAGAAAGAGCGATTTCAAGTCGCCGATTCTTTATTAAGCCGATTAGGTCTTTGGTATTAACGCCCACGTGCAGCGCCACCTTTTTTCATTGTAGCTACGCGCGGTTTACCCTCGAGCAACTTAGCTTTGAGCGGAGCACCTTTTGCGGGTAGGTGAGCCACTTTGGACTCAGCTACTGCACCGCCATTAGCATACTTTTTAACTTTACCGCCTTTTTTCATTACGTTACCTTCGGTAACTCCCATAGCCATTTTCTTATGGGCATTGATTGCTTCGGTCATTGTGATTCTCCTTCGGGTTGTTGAGGTTCTTGCTGGGCTGCTGCTTGGTTTTGAATTGATTCCTGTTGTGCTGCTTGTTCTGCCTGCTGCGTTTGTTGTAAGTGCTGCTGAGCTGCTAATTGCATTTGATGATTGCGGTCTGCTTCTGCCTGCTTAGCTTCAAACTGCTTTTCAATTGTTAATGCTGTAGCACTGTTCTCAATTTTAGCTGCTTCAATTTGTTGATTGCTAACTAATGCGAACTCTTTTTCTTGAGCATCTTGCATTTGTTTCTGCTCGCGTAACTTGAGGTCAGCATTGTCCTCAGCTGCTTTACGTTGAGTTTCTGCCATCGAGGTATCAGTCAGAGCCTTAACTTGCGCCATGACGTTAGGGTCAACAGGTTGTTGCTGTTGTAGTGATTTGAGCATTTGCATCATCTGCTGAATACCCGTACCGACTTCGGCTAGGTTTTGCTTAGAGTCTTGATGCACATGTTGAGTGGCAGCTGCGAGTAGCTTTTGCGCCTCAGCCATGATTGGTTGAACTTTAAGGACATTGAAAGGCTTACCGAGTGCAGCACTGGTATACCCGTCAGCCTGTTTAAGATACCATAGGGTCAAATGCTGCTTCAAATGCTCTAGGCAAGCTGGAATAAACGTAGGCGCTACAATTGGGTTAGCTCCGAATATAGGATCTTGAGCGTAAGACAAGTGAGTCAAGAAGTGTGCGAGGTGATCCTGCGCAGGGAAAGCACCGACGGGTTTACCGAGCGTCATAGATACGTTCTCTAACGCTGGGTTCATGTCTTCAACTTCATGCGGATCAGGCAATACGCCATTGACGTCAGGAATCTTGATTTGTTTGAGGATTCGTTTTTCAACTTCTAAACGGTTGTATAGGTCAGGATTCTGCTGAGCGCGAGCTGCGAGGGTTTGAATCTGGGCATAACGCTGTGACTCAGCAAAAATATGCGGGTCAGAAACAGGAATGACGTCTGTGTTACGTTCAAAATCTTCTTTTGTAACTCCTAGCTCTTGAGCCATGTCATTCTTGGAGTATTCATCCATGTACCAACGATTCAAACGCGCAAGAATCATCAGAACTTTCTTCTGTGACTCGTGCAATCGAGCATGTACCGAGCTGAATACAACAGAGCCTTGCTCAATTAAAGCCTGAGCCGTACCGACGGGCATGGTGTTACTTGCGTCGGCAATTTTTTCTTCACTTGTAGAGACGACACCTTTTGCAGCGGCATCTAACCAACCGAGTAACTGGAACAAAACAGGACTAGGTTGATTGAAAGGCACAGGCATTGCAATCTTACGTACGTCGTCTACTCCTGGCGCGCCTTCGATCTCAGATACTTGCGTAGGTTCGATGGTTGTAGATTG